CTGTACGGTATGGCATACGACTGCCGACTCAGACTAATCATCTGTAGTCGGTGGATGATAATGGGGCGGCCAGGCACGGGCGACGTGTGGACGTATCGAAGGATACGAGCGAGTTGGAGGGTGTGGGCCACTCGCACCCCGGCAGTGAAGTGCCGGGGTTATGTATAATTATGTTGAATTACTTATTTTAACTTCACAGAAAGGAAACAAAATAAGAACTAAAAATATAAATAAAACAAAAACATAAACAAAGAAGTCTCTGTACTGACGGAGAAAACCGTGTGGTGGGCGGGTCTAAGTTCACCAACGACCACTCAAACGCAACGCGGTGGGATGTCACAGGTTGGAACAGCGGATGGAAATTATGATACGCTCATTAGTCCAGAAGATTGAGTTCGCCGGCTGCAACGACTTGCGATATACCCACCCCGAAACGTGAAAGTGAGACCAACCTCTATCCGTGATCTGAGGCTTAAATGAAAATCCAAGGCAGATACCGGACCAATAGCTGTAATATAGGTCCACACCCAAGTAAATAAGATATGGCACACCCGACCTGGAACAAAGACAACAAGATAAATGGAGACAAGAACTACAAAGGATGGCTGTATGAGCACAGCGTCAGGCGCGGTAACTCTGCACCTCAAACCTTTTTCACAGCTCGTGGCCCGGATAACAGAAAAGAGTTCAGAGCTACCACCTGTTACATGGGAAAGAGCGCAACAAGTGAGTTCTGCTCAACCAAAAAAGCAGCAGAACAGCAGGCGGCAAGAGTACTTAAGGCTAAGGTATCAAAACAAAAAAGCAGGCCTGCCACTCACAAAGAGACCGATGTCCCAAGAAGCGAGGGAGGCCATGAAGCACGGTCAAGCAGTGAGGAGAGCGAGGGAGATGATGAACTTTCAGAACACACACCTGACTCCGATGAGTCAACTAAAGTCGGAATTGAAGTTGGATGTTCCAACTCCTGGCCCAACTTTGACTACGCAGCTTTCGACACAAACGGTCACATGCACGAGTTCGACCACCACCAAGAATATTTATTCTTCGAGGCAGAAGTAGTCATGAAGAGGGCAATGGAGCAACAGAATTGGATTCTGAGAACTCTTGGTCAGGAGAGAAGGGACAAGCTAGCTCCAGATGGATATCTGGACTACCTCGCCAGAGTAAACAGCGCCACACAACATGCTATGCATGGCAATGACACAAGAGCAGAAAGTGTGAGACGTTTAAAGGAGTGGTTACGTAAGGAGGAGGAAATAGCAAAGGCGGAGGACAGCAAAACGAAGATCGTACCTTTGTATAACATCACGGTGAATCAGGATTTCTACATTGGCCAGGAGATAACAGCGTTAGTTGGTCAGGGGGTGTCAACACCGCTGGCCTTTAGTGCGATAACAACCCCACAGGCGGAGGACGCTGTGTTCGATCAGTTGGAGATTGAAAGTTTGGTGACGAACAGTGATCCAAGCGCGACCCAGGCGCATGGGAGTGTTTTTATATGGGCGGGTGACGGGAACGTGACCGTTACTGGAACGTACCCTAATATCGTGATAACACCATTTATCGGCACATTTATACTACTGCACGAAAACACGACTTTTGCCTTTAACCTGTCGGGTGTTAACACGTCTGCAGGAGTTCAGGGTAAGAAGAGAGACGTGTATAAAAATTTCATCTTAGCGCAAGGCAACACAATCTGGGCAATGTACCGAGGTGACACAGAGTTCGCCTCAGTGCTAGTGAATATAAGGGGAAAAATGGTCCCAGCAACACAAAGGGTTCCAAAGGCACTGACACCAAGGGTAGTACCAGCGACAGGAGGACTGGCATTTGCGGGTACGATACTGGCAGCAGCATTCAACGCGATTGAGGATTTAGTGACGGTAGACGCGAGCACCGCACTCTTCTTCAGCAGTCTAACGACTGACTTGAATTTGTTGGGGGCAATTGGATTGTATACTGCGGCAGCAGTTATATGGTATCTGATGCCAGGAGGTACACCGCCCGTAATTAATTATGGCCAGATTAACTTTGATGCTTCAAATGCGATACTGTTAGGTTCCACGAACCTTAGAGCTATACCAAGAAAGTATACCAGAGCACAGCTGAGGGTAGATCTATCAAATGTAACACTTGCAGTGAACGGCAAGATACAGATGGCCATCTTAA